TGTAACCGCTTTGATCGGTGGGATCATCGGAATAGAGGTAGTCAAAGTCCATGGCTACCGCCGTAGGTAGCCGCGGTGATAGGTAAGTGGCATAAATGTCCATATCCTCTGTCACCGAGGCAAGCTCCTCATCGGATCTATCCCAACCGATCCACAGTTCTCCCTCTGTCTTGGGGATCAAGTCCTCCCCTCTATATGCCACCGCATCATAGACCTCCACCACATCCGTCTGTAGGAGTGATGTGCTTTCAAACCATCGGACGGTGTACTTCCGCACTGTGGAAGCATAGACCGCTGTGAGAATTCGATTCTCTCTAACATTGTCCAAGGATCCGTCCCAACCACCGAAGTGGAAGACTGACGCCTCCGTAGGTGCCTTCTCCGGTATAGGGATCCATCCCATAGCTACAGGATCCGAGGCATAGCCACCCTGACGGACGACCTGACTATAGAGAACCGTTCCGTCGTAATTCTTAAATTCCACGGTGAACGCAGGGACGAGCTCTCCGTAGGTCAGCTCCAAATTAGGGAAGGTGCTGTGGAGAATGTCCAGCTCCTCCCGGCAGATGGCAGGCACATGGGCAGAGCCTGTGAGCACAAAGGTATCTGTGGCCCGTCCCTCTTCATCGTAGCCTGTGAGATCCGCAAGGCGAAGGAGGAGGTCTGCATCTGCATTCGGCCAATCCACATCTGTGATCCTGCCTCGTTGCAAGGCTACGGCTCCACGGCACAGGGACAGGCTGTCCACTGTGGGGCTGTCCTCTAACCGGAGATTCCGCAGCTCACGGGGGTCTAAAGACAGCCGATCCAGCTTCTTCTGTCCCCGAAGGACCAGGGTTCCTACAGGAGGCAGGTCCAGGATCTCTACAGGAGCATTGGGTGCAAGGATCACACCTGTAATCCCGGAGCCGGAAGCCAGGATCTCCTTGAGACCGTCAAATTGGCTCAGGTCTAAGGTCCCTGTCAGATTCGTCAAACCTCTCAGATCCATTGTCTCCAGACCCCTAATGGTGCCGAAGCTGAGTTGCGTCAGGTCTCGGTTCTCATAGCCCGCTGTTCCGCTTCCCAGGGGCAGGTTCCGTAGCTTCACCGCAGAATTCAGCTCGATCTGATCCGCCATGAGACCGCTCAGATCTCCCAGGGTAGAAATACTCCCGGCGGAATAGAGATAGGTCTCCAAGTCGTTGGCTGTGTCTGCCTGGCAAGGGATGAGAACAGGCTCTCCTCGTTTGCCACGGACCTTGACAGAGCCGGCATTACCGAACTTTACATGGGCGTAAGCATCGGAATACAGTGTCACAGATAGGTCACTGACAGCATTGGCTCTGAGGGACAGGGAGTCGGACAGGGCAAAGGGGCTGTCGTACTTGGAGCTCATATAGGGCTGTCTGTAGCGGTAGAAGGCGGCCCGTTGCAGGGTCTTGTTGCCCTGGGCCATTTCCAAGTATCGCTTTTCCCCTGCGTTGATATAGGGCATGAAGTACTTGGCCCACATATCCTCGGCAACTAAGATCTCCGGCCGCGCACTCTGATAGGCGCGGAAGGTCTCTAAGATCCGATCCCTGTCCCAAACCTTCCCGGATTCCAGACTGTGATACATGGTTTTGAGCTCCTGGGAGAACAGATCGCGGAGATTGGACCACAGGACCGAATCCGAGGCATTGTAGACCATCTGCGCCCCTACGCTGTCTGTGTCCTCCATGCCGTAGGTGAAGCTGAGACCGCCGGAATTGTCCGTACCTGCGGCGGTGTCGTTGTCGTAGTCCTTGTTGAAGTTCCACAGATACTTCCCTGCCTTCTTGTCCCACTCGTAGGACAGGAAAGTATTCTTGGCTCTGTTGTCCACCATGAGATGGTACTCCGTAAAGAGATAGTGGAACAGGAGGGAGTCTACAGCAAAATACTCTGCCAGCTCCGCCTTGAACTTGGCTTCGCGGTAATCTGCCGAGTCTGTGTTGAAGGTTCGACTCCCGTACTGCACAGGCCTGGGAAGGGTCTGCCCCGTTGCTTGCTTGGGATCAGTGGAAACCACCCATGTAAGGAGAGCTTGGAAGGTATCCTTCATCTCCTGTGTAGGGCTCTTGGGGAAGCGGAATTCGAAGTTGGAGGTCCCTTCCTTCCCGTCCCATGTCTCCGTAGTAAGATCATCGGACTTGAAACGGCAGGGAGCATTGTTGTTATTCAGGATCTCGATACAGCACTGCTTGGGATAGGTGCTGTTGTCCTGACCGAAGACGGCAAAGTTCTTCTTGCTGTTATTCATATCCCCACAGCCGTAGAGCATAGTCTCTCCCGGCAGGAGAGAACGGGCGCCCACAGTCATGGTCTTGCTCCCGGTGTTGGTGAGGAAGACGGCGCAGGGATGACCCTCTACGGTGTCACGGATGGCAGAGTTCTCCTCACGGGGCATGGGTCTGTAGGGGTTGAAGCGATTGTACTCCTCTGCCAAGCATACATTGTTGGCATTCTCCGAGGATGCCACATTGAGCTTGATGTTGAAGTAATTCACGGGGATGGAGCCCTCTGCCATGGAAAAGGCGGTAAGGGTCTGTCCCTCGTCGTCTGTCCATTTCGCCTTGGAAAAGTCCAGGTCCAGGTTCAGCGCCGCAAGACCGTATTCTAAGGAGGATGTACCCTGAGCCTTCATCACAACCCCGGTCGCCGTAAAACCGTTCCCGTTCTTATGATCTAAGTCAACAGAGCATTGGACCTCATGAGATTTCCCTGTGGTCATATCCGAAGCAGAGATATGGAGGATCCGCAGATCCGGATTGTTGTCACGGAGCTTAGATAAGCTCAATGCTCCGTTGGTAGCATAAATATCGTTCCGCTCATAACGGTCCAGCATGGCCTCTGTGGTCCCTGCATCTGCAATGTAGTTGGCAAGAATGTCCTGACGGGTGAGAGAATTCCCATAGAGTCGCAGACCGTAGAGCCACACATCGCAATCCTCGGAGCCGATGACCACAGGCTGAGGGGTCCCCTGCGCCCAGGAATCCGTAGAAGGATAAGCAAAGACCCCGGAAGGGATGCCTCCGACCCACACCGTTGCCAGGCGGTTCTCCTTAGAGGATTCAATGTTCAGATCCAGCTCTAACTTCTCCTCCTCGCAATAGGGGATCCGCAAGCTCTGAGATTCAGAGGAGAGAATCCCCTCTTGTGCCTTTAGGATCAGGCCTACGGGGGCATGGAAGCAGGACAGGAATTGGGCCTCGTAGTCACGGCAGTTCTTTACCTTCAGGATCAGCTTGATCTCCTTGCCGGAGGCGGTGGCATCTCCTTGGAAAAAGCTGCGATCTAAAGTCACAGAGGAGCCACGCTTAATGACTAAGGCAGTAACACCCTCCTCATCCTGTCGGAAGCCTCCGTTGACCCAATCGAAGCCCTCAGAGTATAGGAAAGGATGGTTCTCTCCATTGCCATCTGTGTAGCCGAAGGATTCACGGTTGCTCTCTGTGTTGGAATGGCCCCCGGGATTGCATTCCATCAGGAGGCCTGCGGTCACGGGAGCAATCTCATAGCCCAAGGCGGTAACGGTCACAGGGAGCTCTGCATAGGTCTCCGTGCCGTTTACTGCGATCTTCAAGGTGGTCTGCCCCTCCCCTGTGGGACGGTATGCCCAATTCTGCATCCCTCGGCCAACGGTGTGTGTGCGGACTTCGGTCCCATTGTCATACAGGGTAATCCCAGCATTCTCCGTCAGGGGATCGTAAACCAGGTACGGAACAGACACCGTGGCATACTGCGGCACCTCTACAACGGTATGGTAGAAGGCAACAACGGGAGCATTCTGCCCCTCCTCGTACCAAATACCCACATGAGTCAGTGGTTCCGTGGTAACCGTCTCACCCTCAGATACCAGCTCTAAGGTGGCGGTGATCCTATGTGCTCCGTGAGACAGGGCAGGTATGTCCACGGTCACAGTCCGTCCCGTAGAGGCAAGGGTCTGAGCAAAGTGCTCTTCCCCGTCAATATAGACGCGGAGGGTCTTGTCTCCCATGCCCGTGGGGATCAGGCGGATGGACATGGGAGCGGACGAATGGCTGTCCATCTCCGACAGATCCCAGCTCAGACCGAAGGAGATCACCGTCACCGTCCAAATACGACTCCGTACCGTGCCGTAAGCATCCTCCATGGTCAGCTTCACCGTATTGGCAACACCGATTTCCAGGTAAGGCAGGATATCAAAGCTCCCCTCGCCCTGCTCCACACTCTGCGTAGCCACACGCTTGTCTCCCACGAACCAGGAGGCAGAGCCCTTCCCCGTAGGGCTCCCGTCCTCGGCATCCACAGAGGACCAGGAGTAGCGGATCACAGCCTCCTTGGCAGTGTCCATGACGGAGAAGGCACTGCCGCTGAGACCGTTCAGCAGCTTCATAACAGAGCCGGTACCACTGCCTGTGCCACCTCCTGCCGGAAGGGTCACACCCTCTCCCATAGGCATACCGTCCTTGCTGAGATAGAGGCGGTCCCCCTCTAAGATCAGATCCCCGGGGGCATCGGAAGCAGAGCCGATATAGAAGGGCTCAAAGCCCTCAATTTCCGTCCCCCTTAAGGTCAGATGGAGATAGCCCTCCTCATCTACATAGCCTGAATCAAACGAGATGCCGTTACCTAACACAGCAGGGTGTCCAAGTTGGACACCATTTTTCATAAGATAGATTTTACCGTCTATGATCGAGATTCCGGTCGGCAGCTCTTCTTTTGCTATGCGTCGAGCATGCTTTACAGACGGGACCTCTACAAGCTCTCCGGCAGCCTCGTTTTCATCGCGAATGATGTGCATAGGGATGAATGCATCAACTACATCCGGATCCATGATAGGGAGACCCAGTAAGTCGCTATCGGCATATGCAGTTAAAGCATTCCCCCATGTTGCTATCCGTTCCCGGTATACCACATAGGCAAGGATGTCGATTGCATCTTCGATACTCCCTGTGAATTCGGGGATGTAGAGGAGATTCGCCGGGATATTTGCTCCGGATAATGAAACATTCCCTGTATCGTCCGGCTTGCATGCGTTAACGGATTTGACCGCCGCCTGCGTCTTCTGGTGCAGCTCGTTGAGTGCTGCCACAATAGTAGTCTTTTCCTCAGTAGTAAGGCTGTTCAGGGAACCGATAGATGCCATCAGCTGCTCGGCCATCTCGGGAGTGATCTGATCGCCTATGGGATGCTCATCATCCTCGCTCGAACGAATCTCGATAGGACGCAGCATCCTTGCAGTGGTCAGTTTTTGACTCCCATCTGCTCCATATCCTGTAACCCCCAGGAATAGCCCTCCGGGGATCATGCACTCTGCCGGGATCACAACACCGGTATCCGGTGTTAATGCAGGGACTGTCCTTGCCACTACACCGATAGTGTAGGCAGTCCTACAAGTCAATGTTAAGGTTAAGCCTTCCCATGCGTCATCGCAGATCAAGCGCACCTTTACGGTCTCTCTCGCGCCGGATGCAAGGACTAAGCCGGACGGGACACTCAAGGTCTGACCGGTTATTTTTACATCAAAAATCATATGTTGCCTCCAATCATGGCACTTAGCGTCTTAAACGTGGACCCGAGGCTGATCTTGGTTTTTCTGGGATCGTAGAAATATCGATCAACCTCGGTGCACGGCAGTGATAGAGTGCCGTCATTTAGGTCTGCATCGACCAGCATGCCGACCTCAATGGTTTCACACATTTTAAGGTCGCCAAAATCAATTGCTCTCAGCGATACTGCAGTAGTCGCGGAGAGTCTATTTTCCAGCTCTTCACGGCCACGCTCAAGCAATAACGCCGGATCTTCTATGGAACGATCCCGAAAGCTATCCTCGATCCAGCCAAACAATGCAACAGCATCGTCATCCTTGATATAGATATCTCCGTTGTTGACTGAGGCTACAGTTGTCTCCTTATCGTCGATTGTTTTTCCGTACAAATATAAGACTGTAGCAAGCCGATCCACCTCGGCGGCTCTGGATATATCCAGCAGATTTACACCTAATTGTACTCGCTGCGAGCAGATATGCGTTGATCCCTTGAGCCAATCTACAAAATTGACGCCATCAACACGGCGCAGGGATATCTTGCCGCCACAGGCTTTGACCAGCTTTTTAACGCAATTCCAGGACTTATCTCCGGCCGAAATCGAAAAGTCCTCCAGCGGCACATCGACTTCGATCACACCAATCGAAAATTTTTTGTGACTTTCCAAAGGCTTAGAGTTATGCACCGAAACAATATGTTGCAGTGCGGCAGATGACGAACCGGACAACTTCGCTGTGTCCTGCACAGAATCACGAAAGTAGTCCAAACAGCCTTTTGTCGTTATTTGGACTATGCCCGGCATGGACTCAAAATCCTTTAAATACCGTCCTCTCCATCGTTCCACGCCATCCTGTTCGACAACCAGCTCCGATGCAAGTGGCTGTAAATACGGGAATTCCGGATTTGATCGTAGGGTAGACAGATATAGTGTTCCGCTGTCGTTTTCCGCTGTTTTCAGGTGGAAATCCCAGGCAGCTCGGGTTCTATCGCTCAGTGTTACCAGCAAGCCCCTGTGCCCGGAGATCTCATGATATACTTCTACCATTAGTAATCACTCCTTGCAAAGGATACCGGCGCCGGGGCTTGGGGCGTAGAAAGCCAAGAGTACAACAACAACGGTTGCCGGCCGGGAGCCAGAGCAACCTTCCCGTTATAGACATGACGCATTGTTCCATCCGTACTGTACATCAGAGTAGGGCTTTTAGCTGTTGGGAATGGCACAGATAGAGTAATCGTTGCATTTACTGCAGTTACGCCATTTCCCACAAATGGAACAGCGTATCCGGGCAATAGCACCACCTGAGAGAGGACCAACCACTCTTTGGAGTAGCTTTCCAGTCGAAGATATAAGATCCCGTCCTGCCCGGCATGCACTATGCCACGGTTCCAGCTCTCGCTATCCGGCGAATCGGCACAGCCCCAGGTTCCACGGCCGTCTCGGATCTGACCTGCGATATAGTACGATGCATTCGGGGAGAGCGAAATCGACCAGTACGAAACACGGCCGACATCCCCGTTGGAGGAAAACACATCCCCACCGGAGGTGTGTCGTTCATCATTGCTCAGGTCTGCAAGATAGGAAACGCGATCCCCATTGGTCAGGAGATTATCCTCCGGTGTTTGGACCTTGACCAAATCGCAGGAGGGCGTATTGGCATATCTCCAGGGCTCACAGGTAGCCTGCAGTTTAAGCTCTCCGTAAGTGGGCTTATTAAAGGATTGCCGGAGATATACGCGCCCGACGAAATGGCTGTCCGGGTGATCCGGGTCCGTGATCGTAACTACCCTGCCCTGCACTTGGGATATCAATCGATCAAATAGATCCTGGCGCTCCTCCATGGTCCAATGGGAGCATTCGAACGTGGCAGAAACAGTCCTGGTTTTATACCGAGGTCTGCCCAAGGGGAGATCGGTAAAATCCAGTATCCCGTCATAGCCGGGCACATCTTGATGCTCCTCAATAAACTCCGCTTGGGGTGCATCAAACTCCGTCATAGTGAAGCGGCCATGCTCCCAGGTGTCGAAGCCATCAATGATCATTTTCCGACGCTTCATGCCTTAAAAAATCCCCCTTTCTACCAGCGCGGCATTTCGCCCCATTGCAACATCCAGTGCACTCGTGGAAACAGATACGGAAGCCGAGAACTCCTTTTCATTGATTGCCCTCTGCACCCGGCTGAGACCTTCCGCGTTTTGCTGAGCGGAACGCTCTACAGCGTCTTTAATGATCGCAGCCACTGTCGTGGCACTGAGTACAATGCTGTTATCATATTGGGATGCAAGCAGTTCCGCTTGAGTTTCAGATGTCCGGTCGAAGGATTCGATCAGTCGGCCGGCTGCGGAGTCCGAGAAGGAGTTGATCCGCTCTATAGCAACCTGATTCATCAGTTTGTCCGAATCCATCATTTCCTGCAAGCTCTGCAGTATCTGCTGAGGGGCTCCCTGTGCCTGAGCCGCCATATAAGCCTCATAAATCGCCGTCTCTGCAAGTTCTTGCATCTCCGATAATTGACCCTGATGATAGGTGGATCCTTTGTTCCCGGACATTTTAACGGCCTCAGCGTGAGCTTGGTAAAGTTCTGTGGCTTGTTCATAGAGGGAGGTATACGCTGCACCCTGGGCAAATGTCATCATGCCTGTAGCCATCTTCTCTGTAGCCTCCAAGATCTGGTCTGTAGAACCACTGTACAGAGCAGTAGTCAGATCTTCGTACAGATCGATCGTTGCGCCGGCAGCATCATACTCTGTCCTGGCAGCTTGGGCATTTGCATAGACATCACCGACCTCGGCAAACCATTCATCATAGGACTTAAATTCATCAAGATACTCTTGGCGCTTACTATACCATTCTTCCATTTCATCTTTCATCGTAACAAGATAGGCTCGATTATTGGAAGTGAGTTCTGGCTTCTGCATCATATGCTGATCGTATTCTTGTTGCAATTTTGCCTTATCAGCTTTCTTCTCTTCGTACTCACGAATCTTGTCATTTGCCTGTTCGTATTCGAGTTGGAGGTTTGGCAGAGATTCTACAGCCGAATCATAATCCCCCTCCATTTTGGAGGCCATAGCTTCGCCCCGCTTCAGTGCAAGGATATCGGCAATGGTGTTCTTCAGGTCCCTGTACTTCTGAATCTGGCCGTTCACAAGCTCAATCTCTTCTCCGATGGCATCAGACAGGGTGCCACGGATAAACTCTACGCGATCCTCGTTGCCCTTCAGGACATTGCCTTCGGCGTCTACAAGCTTGTCCAGTTCCAGCACAAGCTTATCGTACTTGTCGAACTCATCATTGATGGCATCTGCAGTATCACGGCGAACAGCGGCGGCGTCCATGGCGGCCTTCGCCGACTCCTTGTATGCGGCAGTTTGCTCATCCGCGGCAGCTTTCAACTCCCGCAAGTGCTCCCGAGCTGCCTGCTCCGCTTCCTCCTCGGCGCGGGCAAGGTTGACTACTGCGCCAACAACAAGGCCGATGGCGGCTCCGATCGCTCCCCAGGGAGTAGCTGCCATAACAGAGGAAGCAGCGGCTGCTGCCGTCTTCAGATCCTTGTAGGTCTTAACGAGCTTGGACACAGCCCCCACCATCTGTCCCAGCTTCATACCGGTATACATGGAGGCTCCGAGAGTGGTTATTTTCTTGATTATGGGGATAATACTGTCCAGATTCGTTGTTAAAAAGGAAACAAACTTCTTTGCCGTTGGAAGAGCCTTCTCCCCCATGGGTATGATAAACTCAGTCTGCAATGCACGGCCTAACTTCTTCCACTCGTTAGAGGTGGTAGAATATTTGATATCACGGATCTCACCCATGGTATCCTTGGTAAGATCCATAGTGCCGTTTACGCCGGCGAGGGAAGAGATGGCGTCCCTACCCAGGTCCTCCCACATAGTACCGAAAAGAGCCACGCCGATCTCGTTCTGTGCTACCTGATCGTCTACCATCAGGAGGGCAGTGATAACCTCAGAGCTTGCAGTTCTCGCAGTTTCTCCACCTGCCGCGATCCGTTTCCGGTATTCGTCGGCATCCAGGAGCAAACGGGTATAGGCGTCCGTAGTGGTATCGGAAGTATCCCGGAGCCGGATCCCCAGCTCTTTGGTGGCGTCGCCGATCTTATCCAGAGAGAATGCACCATTTTGGGACCCTGACTCGATCACATTGAGCATGGATTCCGCATCATAACCAAGACCCTTAAAATGGACGCTGTACTCATTGATGATATCAAGCAGATCTCCGCTGCGATTTAAGCCCTTCTGCGTGGCCTGTGCGATCAGATTAAAGGCAGAGTCATAGGATAGCCCGAATTGATCTACAAGCATTTTAGCAGCCTTCATGGACTCCTGGGTCTCATATCCAAAGGTATCCCGGAGCGTAATGGCGTCCCGTGTGATATTGGTCAGTGCATCTGCCCTCGTCTCATTGGAGAGCTGGCGGATCGTGGCCATAGTGGCTGCAATATCATCCAGGTCTTCGCCGTACCCTTCGGAATACAGGGTATCCATACTTTGCTCGTAGGACACCATTTGAGCCGCTGTAGCCCCGGATCCCGCTTGTATAGATGCCAGGGCGTCCTCCTTCCCGGCGGCAGGAACGACAACAGCTGTGCCGGCGGCAATACCCATAGCGCCGATCTTGCCGAGATCGGATGCCGCATCCTTTACATCCTGGTACTTCCCTTTTAGGTCGTCCAGACTGTCTGCAAGGTCATCTGTCTGCTTAGCAGCAGATCCTGCGGCATCACCGGTATCCCGGACGGCGTCTGCAGCATCGTCCGCTGACCGGGTCAGATCATTAGCTGCTTGCTCCGTGTCTGCAAGCTTCTGTTCGAGCTTGTGGAGCTGATTCTCGGCCCGGATGGTCTCACGTTGCAGGGCTCGGAATTGCTCTTCGCCGATGTCGCCCTTTTCAAACTGTTCTCGGGCAGACTTTTCAGCCGCTTTGAGAGTTTCCAATTTCTTGGAAGCCCCTTCAATAGCAGAAGCAAGTACTTTTTGCTTCTGTGCAAGCAGGTCGGTATTCTTAGGGTCAAGCTTCAGAAGCTCGTTTATTTCTCGGAGTTCGTCATTGGATTTCTTCGACTGTTTTTCAATTGTTTTTAATTCTTTGTCCAGATCGGAGGCATCGCCGCCGATCTCCACCGTCAAACCCTTAATTCGAGTCCGGTCAGTTGCCACGAATAGCACCTCCTCCTGTCATGAGCTTTCGCAGAGCATCCCGGTCCGGCTCCGTCTGGATCCGACACCAAGCGTTGACGAGATATTCCTGCCCGGCCTTGGTCCGATTCAGTGCAGATACATATGCGTCAAATCGCAGGATCAGATAATCGATCATATCAAGATCCGGGATCTCCGCAATAGAAATATTGGCATACTCCGCAATCATTCTGAGGATCGAAGTATGCGTGTTAAAGCCGTGCCGTATGTCTCCGGTCTCGTCATCCGGATAATACGGCAGCTTCAGTTTTTTGACTCAATGACTTTCGTCAGCCAACTCATATAATCGTTCAGAAATTCTGTCAGATCCGCAATGGTGAGATCCTCCATGCATTTCTGCGCGTCGATTTTCTTGGCGGATGTATTGTGGGATAAGAGAGCTGAAGTAAGATAGTACAGCTCGTTGTATTCCGATGCGGTACCGTTTCCATAGGAATTATGTTGCAGGATCAAGCCAATACGCTCAAAGCTATCAGTCAGAGCCTTGGTAGGCGTTCGCAATACCAATACATCGCCATCCGGCATGGTAAACCGATATGTCGCACGGGGCGAGCCGCTCAGATCCAGTCCTGCGTAAGTGGTGTCCAATTTGGACACCACATTAGGCGCCTCATCATGACGATATGCAATCCGTCTGCGACGGTTAGCATATATCGCCACAATGGTAAGGAGCACTGCCAAGATCAAGACAAGGCAACTAAAAATCATCATAAATGTTTCCATATACCCTCCTACAATGAAACGACAGGCGGTGCGGAGATTGTTCCACGCACCGCCTTGGTTGTTGTGTAAAATTATTCTGCGTCAGGATCCTCAGCAGGATCGGCGGTAGGCTCGGCGGTAGGATCGGCGGTAGGCTCGTCACCTTCTGCGCCAAGATCTTCGAAAATAATGACACGGGTTCCCTCGTTATCACAGGGGATGCCGGAGAATTCAGGTTCCAGCTTACTTACGCTATCTCTGGCGAAAGGGATGGAAAGTCCGGCACCATTGGAGCCAATCATGGCTACATACAGAGGCGAATACTTTTTGTCCGTATGTTTAAAGATAACGATATACTGCTTATTGGTATCGTTGTCCAAACCGCCGATCTTCAGAGTATTGAACCGGCCATCCGGAGACTTAACAACACGACCGGTGCGAATGAGCTTCGCCATACTGTGCAGGCCCCAGGAGAAAAGGCCGAACTTCATTTTAACATCTTCCTCGGTGAGAACCTCTCTGGACAGGGTACCATGATCGTCGGACTCCTGATGGACGGTCACGCTGTAGGTAAGAGTAGATCCTCCCTTGCTCTCTCCGGCAAGATTTTCCGGCTTGCAAAGGGCTACGAGTTCCGCCTCAGAGGGGATGGTATCACTTTCTGCCAAAACGAGATAAGTCAACCCGCTGCCGAGAGGTACCGTTTTGACAGTTCTTTCAGAATATTTCATTTGGATTCCTCCTATTCGTCATATTCCACCCGTTCCGTATAGGAAAAGGTGTATGTGGTCATAAGCAGCCTGAGTTGCAGATCTAACACACGAGGCTCCTTACGCCAGTGCAGCTTTTCACTGTTAAGAGTTTTTTGGAGCCGTCTGCGAGCCTCGTAATCCTCTTGGTCCATAGGCTCATACAGTTCTAACTCGATATCGTGATGCTGGAGCTCGTTACCATAGTCTGAGCCGTCAGCGGTCACGGTTTCGCCCCATGCGGCAAAGGTGCCGTCTGGTTGTTCCGGCCAGTAGGTTTCACCGCCGGGGATCTCCGCCTTTTCCAGAATCTGATCAACAAAGTGTTTCATTCTATGAAGTACCTCCTTATGGCTGCCTCATAGTCCCGCAGGACCGTATCCAGGGCATTTTGCAAGAAAGGATTGCCAGGGACAACACGATTATTGCGGAGACGGCGGGACTTGGCTATCAGATGGGTCAGCCGGTAGTTGGGCTTCTTCACATACCAAATGTATCGACTTGCTCCGAACCAAGAAGCTTCGAGCTTCTTATATGCAATGGTAACATGGAATCGTGGGCGAGCTATTTTCTTTTTGGGATCGCGATGCCCTCTCGGAGCATTGCTTTTCGTCATAGATACAAGACGTTCCACAGCTTCCATTGACAGCTCATCCAAACGATCACCGCAAGTCAGAGCGTAATTCATCAGAATTTCTCGGAGCTCTGCATCAAACACCTCCGGAGATATTGCCCTTAGCTTAGCCACGGTAGCTCACCCCTGTCAGTCGCACATTCCTGTGCCGTTCAAAGTAATCATCGTAGGCTGTGACCTTGAAGTATGCCGGGCGTCCGGCACCGTCCGTGCCGTATCGGATCCGATAGCTCTGGGTATTCATCCGCATAGCAGCCACCGTGGGGCTATAACGCACGTCGAAGTTAAGGGCCATAGGAGCCTGGACGGCAGCTCCGTCCAGGGACTCCTCGCCCTTCGCCTTATTGACTGCGGCATGGAGAGTAGCAACACTTTCCCACTCCGGTCCGGACTTCCGCTCCAGATGAATGATCTGATTTCGTTTCATGGCGACCTCCTAAAAGGCAGGATCTGTCTGATTTGACACAGCCTCGTTCTTGAGCTGATTGATCAAAGAGCGAAGCCCAATGGTCAAATTCCCGGTCACACCGCCGTCGAACCACTCCAGGACAAGCGAGAATGCTGCAAGACGATACTTTTCGCTATCTGACTCCTGTATACCTGCCCCGCCTAAATAGTCTCTTGCGGCGTGATACAGCATTGTCAAATAGCTGTCATCCTCATCGTGATCGATCCGGCAGTGCACCTTTAACAGGCGCAGGACTTCCGGATCCATCAGACGGAGATGCCACGCTTCAGCATGGATGCGGGATCCAGCTCCTGAGCATCCATAGAGCACATAACGCGAGCTTCCCAGCCACCCTTTGCCCAGGCTTCGCCGCCCACATTGGTGGTGTTCATAGTCATGCCGTTACGGATAAACAGAGCTGCAAAGGCTGCCAGATTGCCTGCATAGAGAGGAGCGTAAGTCACGGAAGCTTCCTCAATATCGGGGATCAGATCCACATCAGCGTAGACCACACGGCGACCCTTGATACGGTCAAAATCGCCGGAAACATCCGGCTTGAAGAAGGCACGGCCGTCACGGTCTGTCCAGTTATCCATTGCATCGTAGCCGTTTGCATTGGTCAGGAACATAGCTGCACGGGAGTGAAAGGTGTTCAGGTCCTTGTTCAGCATACGCTTGACAGCTGCAATCTTGGCATTATCATCATCCCCGGTAAGAGCAGTGAAGGGCAGCTTGTTCAGCATGGCAAGGATCAGGCCGTTCTTTGTTGCCACATAGCGACCGGCAAACCATTCAGCGAGGTAGTCCATAAGGCCCTGTGCATTGGACATCAATTCGCCGGAGATAGCAACACGATCGCCGTAGCTGTGGCAGTTATAGCCGATCCGCTTGACCTTGGGACCCTCGCCCATGGGAATGGGGGCGTCCTCTTCCACAGAGCTAAGAGGAGCTCTGCCTGCAGACAGCTCGATATTCCGCCAGCCCTTCAGAGTGGCAACATGCTCTACATGGGCAAACTGGGACAGATCCACATAGTCCTTGCTGAGACGCTGTACTGCAAGCTCGAAGCTCTCGGGAACAAGGAATCCACCATCTGCTCCTGCAGGATCGCCTCCGGCAACGGTCATAGCCTTATGCAGGATCTCCAGACCGTCGTGGTGGACATCGGGGCGGGCGCCCATACGCATAGCCTTAAGCCATGCAGTGGTGTATTCGTTACAGCCTCGGATATCGGAAAGCTGCTTTGCCTTGGACACATCCTCTGCAGAGGGATCCTGGGAGCCGGGAGCAGGAATGTTCTCGGGAGTAGGGCTACCGGATGCACCGAAGCGGGACTTTTCGGCAAGCAGTGCTTCACACTTCTCGATCTCAGGCACAAAGCTCTTGGCTTCTTCCAAGGCTTTGTCATAGGCAGCCTGATCCCCGGCTTCCAATGCCTTCTCGGCAGCTTCGAGCTGAGCGAATCTCTTATTCTTCAGCTCCTGGCACTTTCTAAAAAGACTCATTTTGTTTAACCTCCAAATCTTAATTTTTCGATGGCAAGCCGGGCTTTGGCGGCTTCCACATCGTTGATGGACATATAGGACATTTCAGCGGATTTCTGGACCCCCGCTTCACGTTGGGAAGGAACCGCTACAAAGGAGGCCTCATAGGCATCCTGGGCTTCATCAAAGATCACGTGGCAGGTCTTTCCTTCATAGGTCTTGCCTCTGCGGTGATCACACAAATGGAAAGGTTCACCGCAAATACTGCAGGTGGCTTTTCCCACAGCGCAACCGACGCTTACTTCCTTCAGGATCCCGCCTTCGATCATGGCTATCAGACCCTCATTACCTGCAAGTCGGAGCATATACACATCCGCCATGAGACAGGTAGCGTCGTCGACCTTTTCCAAACGGGTAGCGTAGATTCTTGCCGTCTGCTTAGATGCGCTCCAGATGTGGTCAAAGAGGAAGGGCTTTCCTGCAAACAGCTTAGCGAGAATCGCAAGGCATCTATGAGAGAATCGCTCCAGATCCCGGTCTACCTGATCGTCACACATGCGCACCGTAAAGGTGTAGACTTCCTCTTCCGTCAGTTCCTTACGGCTCAGACGGTTAATGGCTGCCAGATCAATCTCACCGGCAGACTTGGTTACTGATACGAACTTTTCAACTTTTAACACTTAAGGCTCCACCTCCTTTTTGGGGTTTGTATTACGGGCAATACTCAGTGCCTCAAACTGGTCGAGGGGCACATAATTAAGACTGGCTTTCCGCACATGACCTCCGGGCACAGACGGACGATCCTCTAACTCAAGGATATCATCCACGCTGTAAGCGCCGATGTCGTGCATCGTCCGATAGAAGTTTGCTCTTGCCGCAGTGTCACCACGGAGACGGCCGTCCAGGTTGTGCTTGATCCGCAGCCGATTCAGATCGCTGTCGAAGAGAAGCTTGTAGGAGTCCTCCTCTTCCACCGTCTTCAGGAGAGCCATGCCGTGACCCTGGATGAACTCCAGGTTGTTCTGTTCGTTGGAAGCGTAGGTCTGTTTGCCTGCCATGATTGCATGCAGAGGCACCATAAAGAATCGAGCAATATCGGCAACGCTAACTTCCTTAGACAGGACGAAGCTCTGATCATAGGGGTCGATCTTAATAGGCTTGTATTCCAAGCCATTGTCCAGGATTGCAATACGGGCAGCATTGGCACTGCCACCGTGAGCACGCTCCCACGCTCGACGCAAGTTTTCCTTCCGAGTCAGGAACCTTGTGCCCGTCTTGTCGTTGGGGTCCTGAACCTCAGAGAAGCCGCTCAGATCGGTATCAGTAGTCAGAACACCGCTTGGCTGAGAATTATTGCGGTAAACAGATGCCTCGTACTCCTCGCCTGCGGTGATTTTTGCAAGGGTGCGAGAAGCATAATGCAATGGGCTAACGCCTGTGTAGCCGTCCCGGCTGCCCATCTTGTAGTGGCTGATTTCCTCGGAATCGAAAGCATATTGCTTTCCGCTTGTCGGATGGGAATAGACATACAGCAGTTTGCCGTCTAACCATTCCAGACTGACACAGTCAGGGTGGAGGGGAACACGCTCCACAACACGGCCGCTTTTGGGATCCCTGTAGTTGTACGAATATCCGTCGCCTCGGAGCAGCATACAGCGCATCATATACCGCTTAAAGGCACTGGGCGTCTGGTATGGATTCGGACGAACATTCAGGACTCGGTGCAGCTCATGATCTGTGATACGCTTTCGAGATTGCGTATCAAAAACATACATAGGCAAGGCGCAGTAGAAGTCACAGATGTACTCAACGCAGGCATAGACAGCAGATAATTTCATTGCATCCTCAGAGGACAGGCTCGGGTCTATCCCCTGCAGCCAGCCCTCAGGGCTGTCCAAGGTAAGGATCTGGGAACCGGCAGCCACAGCAGAGGGTACTGCAGCAGCTTTGATTTTGCGAAAAATCACAGGCTCACCTCCTTAGGGTTCAGTCAGCCAGCCAAGAGTAACAAGCTCCACGCCGCCAACAATGAAGCCAGCAGGGGGATAGATCATTCCGGCACCCGCTGCGATGGCCACGATTCCGACAATGGTCACAAGATTGCTGAACAGCTCTGCCATGATCCTTCTCATAGGCTTCTTTCCACGAGGCTTTTTTTCCTTATCGTCCATTGCCTCACTCCTTTCGGTGTCCAATTTGGACACCATTATTTTTTACATTTCATAATCCGCACCGGCTGCCGCACGGCTCAGATCCGGCTTGGTTTCCCGAAGAAGAGCGAGAGACAAAGCGTTCATCACAGCTGCCAGAGGGTCTATACGCTCCGAATCGTCCTTGTGCTTTTTGGACAGTTTTAGATCTCCATAGTTATTTTCGATCTCAATCGCATTCCGCAGGCACCACATGAGCAAGGGAGATCTCTCAAATACGAGCTTACCTGAGATTAACAGCTCCCGGAAGGTCTTCACTGCCAGAGTCTGACCTGCACAGGTCTGGCGAACCTCTACACAGAAGTCCTCATTCCGACGATCTGCATTGATGCTGTTGGCGAGATCTACAGCATTATGACCGTCATAGCCCAAGTTCACAAGCTTCAGCTTTCGCTCTCGCTCCTGCTTGAGGATCCATTCATAAGCGAAGACGTTCTCCGTAACATCTCCCGGAGTAAGCGTGCAGCAGCCTTGCCTTGCCCAATCCCTGTAGGGGACCTTGTCGCTGTGTTCATGCCGGGTGGCACCTGCTTCCGGCATAAAGCCGTGAGCTGTAATGGCATAACGACCATCCGGGAGAGGGATCACCATGCCGGTGCCGGTCAGGTCGATGCGCTTGCCAAGGTCGAAGCCGGGCCATGCATCCAGACCGGAAACAAGCTCGGTAAATTCCTCAGAGGAAACCTGGAGTTCTTTCGCATTGGCACGCTGTACCTCATCCAGATAGCTGTTGGGGCTTGCGGTCTGCCATTGGCACAGACGACGGGACAGGAAGCGTCGGATCTTAATGGCATCACCACTTCCGTAAGCAGCGGTGTACTCGCTCTCGATCTGCGTTAGGAGATCCTTTGCATATTCGCTGCCATAGCGGAGCATTGGATTTGCCCAGCACCACTTTGTTTTATCGTGTGGATCCTCACCAAATGGAAGCTGGCGGATCATAACAAAGTAGTGGTCGTCCCGAATCTCACCGTCCAAGATAGACTTTGCATACAGCTCCTCGGTCATGGCCGGTCGGTTGTCTGCATCATCTCCGGCAGTCATGATGCAGTCCAGCAAGCATTGAGGGCGTTTGCCCAAAGCATCAAAGCCTGTATTGTAGAGAGTAGCGTCCGGGTGAGATTCGTACTCATCAACGCAATAATAGCTGGGAGCAAGACCTTCCTTGTTCTTGGTATCGGAGGACAGCGCACGCATGTGACCACCACGGGTCTTGTTGGTGATCGGATTGCTCCGTGGGATTTTCAGCCTTTTCGCATAAGCGGGAGAAATCTTCGCTATGGCTCTGGCATCATCCATTACACGCTTCGCCTGTTCCCGGTCCACTGCGACACACTCCACCTCAGGCTGCAGGTCAAAAACTGCTAACTCCGGATGGTGCGGAGGATAGTAGCAGTCACAACTCATGTGGTACAAACCCTTCACCGAATTCTCCGATGACTTTCCTTGACCACGGCCTCGCTCGTTCAAGCTGCGCTTAAATCGACGCTTGCCTGTATCCATATGCACCCATCCATAAAGGACACCAAGGTCAAACTGCTGCCAAGGCTCCAGCTCTATGGGCTGTCCCTGCAAGACGCCTCGGCAATGCCGGGCCAGTTGGAAAGCCTTGTAGATCCGATCGGCACGGCTTTCATCGAACACATATGGGAAGGCTTCTGTCCCCTGCCGTGCCAGATCGTCCAGATGTCGTTGACAAGCCTTGATCTCATAAGGACCGCACAGATCATGGAGCCGGCCTTGGGTGACCTGCTTGGCATACACCGCTGCCGGGTGGTGTTTACCGTTGGGATAGTTGGGCATATCAATCACCGAAGAAGTCACTGTCCGGATCCAGCTCGACGGCAGCTCGCTTCTGTGCAAGTCGTGCACGGGACTGAGGAGTGAAGCCAAGCTTGTCGGCGTAGCTCATGAGGCTGCGCTCCAAGGCTGCGATCTTGGTAAGCAAACTCTCCAGCTTATCCGTGGACTCCGTGGTAGCTTTATCGTTGTCTGCCTTAACCGCGTCGGACAGCAGCTTCTCACACAGGGCGTTTAGAGCATCACGGCGGGCAAGCTGCTGACAGTAGGACATGAACATTTCCTGATCCAGGCAGTCAAGCAGATCCACCCCTTCGACACGCTCAAGGATGCTGTCCCAATATTTCTTCGCAGGCTTTGAGAAGCCCCTTGGAGCTTTAAGCTTGATAGGGTCATCTCTGGTCAATGATTTCTCGGCATCTGTACGGGCCTGTTTCTCATCCTGTGTCAGATGCTTGCTCTGGTTACCGAGATTCTTGGTTGCTGAGCTCAGACTACTCACCTCCTGGGGTGGGCCCATGCCTGGAAATTCCGTTGGGGGAAGTTTTTTCGCAAACGAGGGGGGCCGCGGTATTTCTGAGACCACCCCGAAACTTTTTCAGGGTGGGGGGGGCATGTTGCCCTTCGGGCTGCGTGTGCGCCCAAGGCCATGCGTGAGCGTGCATGGGCGGATGCGTGGCCGTGCGGACGAAGGTTGACAGGGAAATTACTTGCGTTTTTCTGCGCTGTTTTGCCGCATTTCTGCAGCTGTCTTTCGGCTGTGGCAGGCATGGCAAAGGGACTGGTGGTTCTTGGGTTCGATGAACAGCGCCCAGGATCCGCGATGAGGCTGGATGTGATCCACATCCGTTGCCCGAACTCTCAGGCCCCGGCGAGAGCACTCCCGGCAGAAGGGCTCACGAAGAAGCTGAGCAGGCCGAAGCTTGTCCTTCCAGATCGGCAGGCCATACCACCTGTGCCAGTCCGCAGCTTCGGCGCTTCGCCTGGATATGTCCTTAGGCTTATGCTTGGGACAGTAGCCCTCCCGGGTTAGGACACCACAACCCGCATGAGCACAGAGACGGATCGGTTTCTTCGCCACTGGATCACCTCCGCAGAAAAACAAAAAAGCCTGAACCAACACACTACTCAGTGATTGGCTCAGGCTCTTAGGCTCAGGCTCTTAGGATCGATATTCACGATGGACTCTTTGCGGCAAAGTTTGCAATAAACGGAGATGTTTTTTCCCTCCGTTCCCGGCAGCAGTCGCAGCACCTTGTGCCGGTTGCATTTGGGGCAAAGCAGGTATCCACCCTTCGTGGATATTTTACCACAGATCTTTTCGTTTTGCAAGAGTTTTGCACCTCATTTCTTTTAATTCTCCAGAAAATAAACATTACCTCAAGGCTGAAATTAGCGCGAGGTCTTCTTCAATTGTTCCCTCCGGCAGAAGGGCCTCCAGGAAGTGAAATTCACCATATCCATTGTTCCGAGAGAGGTTGTCAAGGACAAAGGAATCAGGCGGCAAGTCGTGGAATTGGTCCCTTGCAGAGACCCAGCCGGTGTAGATATGGGGCTTTTTCAATCCCAAGGAGCTGCGCCACATTCGTTCGCCTACATAGTGCCGGCCGTTCTCTCTGGGCTCCTTGCTGAGATATCGCGCCCAGCCGTCATAGCCCTTGGCAGCGATAAACTCTATATCCACATCGCTGCCGTTTCTGGCCCAGAGCTTACGGATCATATCAAAGTCATTCCCGGTGGATGTAGTGATCAGATGGTGGTGGAGCCTGCCGGAGCTATGCCCCATCTCTGTCACATAGAGATAGGGCAACTCCTGCCCGGCAGTTCTGCGCTCCGACCGGAGGCGGCGGATAAAATACTTCAATTGGTTCTCTGCATCCTTCCGACGCTTCGGAAGTCGTTCATCCCGGTAGGTCAGCGTAACCACAAGATCCTTGGGGCCAAAGTTGGCAGCAATCACAGCTTTCAGCTTCTGCCAGGAGTGCTTTAGGTTCATAGCCTCCTGAGCTACCGAGGAGATCTGCGTCTTAGGCAGTCTCTCCTTCTGTGCCTCCCTCTCGTGAGAGAGGGAGTACTGAATGGATCTAACATAGTTGCCGGCAATGACTACCTTTCTTCGTTGCTTTCGATCAGCCAGAAGGATCACCAACCATCTTTAAACCCAGAGAACCATGCCACATCAGTTCGCCTACAGGGGGTGGGTCTAACGCATATGGCGCCTTGCTGAGATATCGCGCCCAGCCGTCATAGCCCTTGGTAGCGATCGTCTGAATATCTATATAATCGCCGTTCCTACCCCAAAGTCTTCGAATCGCCTCACAAGTACCCCCGGCAGATGTAACGATTAAATGGTGATGGAGCGGACAGAAGCGGGACTCATCCGTTGCACAGAGATAAGATAGCGTCTGTCCGGCAGCTCTCCGGTCCGCTTCCAGAAGGCAGACAAAGTGCATCAGTTGATCCTCCGCATCTTTCCAGCATTTTGGACGCATTTCATCTCGATAGAATAGCGTGACTACAAGATCCTCGGAGCCAAAATTGGCAGCAATCACAGCCTTCAGCTTCTGCCAGAAGTGATTCCGATCCATGTCCTTCTGGATCACTAAGGGAATATTAGCCATAAGGGTCACCGACCTTCCCGGTGCAAAAGGGGCAAGGCTTATTTCCGCCGAGGAGAATGTATGTACCTTCCGATGCAAACATGGATCCGGCCTCAGAAGTTCGGACTTCAATGCCGCTTTCGCTCTCGTACCACGCCTCAACCGTCAAACAGCCGGAATAGTGATGTGTGTCAATGTGGATCCTTTCATAGTGGAAGCTGCCAAAGCCAATAGATCTGTTGCCACAAGCTACCAGGCTAAAGGCAAATAGGACCGCCAAAAGAAGCACCAAAAGCTTTTTCATTACTCGAATTCCTCCTTACAGATAACAAGATGTATTCATCGGGATTAACGGAACACTATAGTCCTCTCGCATAGTACTGATATTTGCCGGCGATGCAACTTTATGCACAAGGCACGGTTTGATGCTCATGATCACCATGCCGGGCTTACAATAGTCCTCAGAATCAAGAATATAGTCAATATAGACCAGACAGCATCGATGGGTGTATCCGTCTTTATCATACTCATTAAGCGCCAACAGATCCCCGGGCTGGAACGGCCTATCGGCTTTTCGCACCTCAAAGCTTTTCTCGCCGGACAATACCGACTCGAAATAGTCCGGTGCGATTTTCAGTTCATGTATCATTCTTTACCTCCATTTATCAGCTGTATTTTCGAGCGTGCAAGTTGTGCCTCTTTGTCGATCTTCTTCTCAGCCTGCTTGAAGTGCTGACACACTGTCATGCAATGCCCCTGCATCTTATGACCGGCACCGCACTCATCGCAGTTGTAGCAGATCCCATCCGCTTCACCTGGAGTGAAATACTGTGGAAGAATATCAACATTGTAGACACAGAACTTGCACAAACATCCAAAACAACTCATATCTCAGTTCTATCCATCTTGGCTCCGCAGTGGGGACAGCAGGGCGTTAGCGTATCTTCGTCACCGCTGTGCTCTTCTCGAGATTCCGAACATTCCCACAGGTCCCAAACAGGGAATCACTCTTCTCTCCGCAAGAGCAAAAATCATACTGATTCGTGTCCAAATCAATGCAGAAACAATGTCCGTTCGGGCTGTCAGTAAATCCGATATTTCTTCTCCATTGCTTACAGTCCTTGCACCGAACCACAGGAACGGCATCCTCGGTAGGAATAGCACGAATTAAACGAATAAGCTTTACGATATCATCAACGGCATCCAAGCTCTTTCGGCCTTCAGCTATGGCTGATTTCCCATATTGCTTTATAGCCTTTATGACTTGGTCTCTATCAATCAGCATGGTCCGAACCTCCTACAGGCTTTGCCTTGAAACGAATCGGTTCAAAATCGCATTTTGTATTATTTGCTTTCACACCGTAAAAGACGGTGCAATGATTGTAGTAGACACAATCTCCGCAAGACTTACCTTCAGGCAGATCCATGCATTGATGTCTGCAGTTCTTACGATTTGGGCAGTCTTTACATTCCATCGTCAGAAGCACCTCCAAGGAAGAAAGTAAAGCCGGTTGGGGCGGCAATACACGCAGGGGCAACAGCAACAAGGACTTCCTTGCTGACGACCGAGAAGCAAATCGGCATCTTTCCCATGGCGGAATACCAATGATCTCCCTCTAACAATGCCAATCTTGTATGGATCAAGGGCAAGCCTTCCTCTCCCTTCGTAGCATTATCCCTGTAGTAGTACGCAAGGTTATAAAAGCCATCCGGCAGATCGCCGATCTGATCGGCAGGGATCCACTGAGGGAAGCTGCCGGTGGCTGTAGTGGGAACCGGAGTATCGAAACCAAGAAGCTCGTTGGGCGTTGTGGCGTATGTCTTTGCATATTCAGCAAGTGATTTTGCTGTGTGGGTCTTGTCGGTTTCAGCTGAATAGACCGAAGATATATCCGACTTCATTGCAAGAGCTGCTTCTTTGAGAGACAAGCCGGCATTTTCTCGCGCGGCTCGTATTGCTTGACAGATCTGCCCATTAGGACTCTTTAGATGCTCCTGGACTTGCTTCTTAACGATCGGACAAACATCCTCACAGTCAAATCGGTATGTGCAATACTTGCAACATGAGCGCTCACATTTCTGCCATTTGGGAAGCTTCTTCTTTTTTCTCGCATCAATTACGGTCTTATGGGTACAAGTCTTGTATTTCCCACTTTTATCCTTCTTTTGCTCAAGGCATTCTCTGGGTGGAGGTGGCGGTACATAAAAAGGCTCTCTTCCGGCTTGGAGGTTTTCTTGGTATATCTTAATAGCAGAGTTAGTCAAATTCCAAAGCTTTCCCTTGTAATGCTGATATAGCTCCTTCTGCTGATCTTCCGGGAGATGTGCCAAAGCATAGGCTGCGGAGTCATTCAAGAATTTGCTACCCTCAAAGGCCTTGATAAGATGCTCTGAAATATACTTGGCTCTGGCAAGTTGGCTCTCAGAAGTTTTGAGGATCTTTGCCACATGCTTTCGCATTTTGCCGGGCAGTTCCATTCCCTGCTTCTGCAGCTCGATTAGGATTTTCTCCACTCGCTCTGCAGACTTGTTAATCTCACTGGGGCCCAATTTACGGGCCTCGGTGTTGGTTTGGATGAGCATTAACTCCTCCAGTTCCGGTGAGCTGGGGCGGACGACCCGGCACAGGACGGTATCGAACTTGTCCGGGAGTTCTTCTGCAAGGGTTTGCAGAGCCTTATGCCGACGGTGGCCGGCAATGATGCGATAGCGGCCGTTCTCGGCAGGAGTAACCACAGGGGGCTGCAGGATACCGTTGAGCTTGATGGACTCGCACAGATCTGTGATGTCTTCCTCTACCGGGAAGAAGTTGTTGGGGTTGGGATCCATCAGGGAGACCTTGATCTCCTTCATTTCTGCGGTGTCCAATTTGGACACCGACTTCAGATTCAGGGCATCGGCAAGACTAAATGCTGCCATCCTTCAGCCCTCCCTCCTTGACAAACTCGGCCACGAAATCACGGTAATCCTTGGCGGTAGAGCTCCACTTGCTGTATTCACAGATGGGGCTGTGGAACCAGGTGGACTCGTCCGCCTTATCACTCCGTCGGATATGGGTTTCAAAGACCTTAATTCCACGGCGCCGCAGTTCTGCCTCACCCTGTACATTGCAGGGAGCGTTGTGCCAGAGCGTGACCAAAACTCCTGCCAGCTCTGCCTTGCCATTGATCTTGTGGACGGCTGTCAGCTGATCCAACAGAAACTCCATGCCATCCACGCTGAAAGAATCCAGCTTTACCGGCACGATCACCTCATCCGCAGCAGCCAGGGCGGAGATGGCCGAAACGGTAAAGGAGGGCGGACAATCAACCAGGACAATATCGCAGGCATCGTCCTCTGCCAGAGCATCTCTCAGATCGGAGATTACCCGCCGAGGGTCTACACAGTGCTGATCCGGTCGGAGATCTACGTCAAACAAGCTACTGTCGCAGCCGATGAGCTGCAATCGCTCATAATCCGTATCCTGGACCACCTCGTCATAGCAGGTGACTAAGCCGGTCAACAGATCCGTCAAGCCTCCATCCTGGGCAGAACGATTGAAAAAGGCGGTTGCATTTCCCTGGGGATCCGCATCCACCAGCAGCACACGCTGTTTGTAGGTTTCTGCAAGGATGTGAGCCATATTACAGGCGGTCATAGTCTTCCCAACGCCGCCCTTCACATTCATGATTGCAATAAGTTTCATTCTTCCTCTTCCTCCTCAAATGGGACTGGTTTATCCGGTGGTAACAGGGTCAGCTGTGCATCCTGCTCCTGTTTCTTTCGTTCCTTCGCCATACGGCGAAGCTGTGATTGTACGCCGTTATAGTCTGTGACCTTGCTGAAACGCTGATGTGCTCCGTCAAAGTTCAGGAGCATCCGGAACCGCTCGCCATCCTTGTTTTTGGCACATTTCAGCACCCGGCGACCGTTGGGAGTCTTTTCGTTTTCCAGATACAAGAGCATGACGGCATCTGCGTCTTGCTCTAATTGTCCGGACTCTCGCAAGGCGTTCATGTCGGGCTCGGTCTTCTGCCCGGTTGCGATACGGTTGAGCTGTGACAATGCGATCACGGTGCAACCGTGACTTTGGGAAAATCGGTGCAGATCCCTGGAGATCCGCGAGACTCTCTCATAGTCGTTCTGTCCCGGACCATGGAGCAGATGGAGGTAGTCGATCACGATCACCTCATACTGCCGTGCGGCAGAGAAGGCAAGGAGCTCGTCCACGGAAATCGTAGAGTCTACCACAAGCTCAAATTTTCGCCTTTTGGCGCCGGCCATAGAGAAGTCTACCACCTTTTGCCATTGTTCCTGATCCAGCTTGTTATGCTTGATCACATCCATGGGGATGTCGCATATATCGGACACCTGGCGGTCGGTCAATTTCTTCTGTCCCGTCTCCAAGGAGAAGAACGCTACGCTGCGATCCGTAGCCATATGCCATGCAGCCTGCAAGGCAAAGGCGGTCTTGCCGGCAGAGGGTCTGCCGCCGATGATCACATAGTCGCCCTTGTCGATGAACAATGCCTTGCCGATCTCCGGGATCATCCAGGGCAGGTAATTCGGGGGTTTTTCCTCACCGTGACGGGCAACGAATTCCGCCAGGGCCTCCTCCATGGTGATGGCTCGGAGGGATTGCCGCTTGGAATTGATGACCACAGCCTGCTCTAAGAGCCGCTGCACTTCCTCCGGCTCCACGGCATCCACGATCCGCTGTGCCAGGTCCTTGATCCGATGGATCCTGCTTTGCTTCTTGGCAATCTCCATGTAGTAGGCATAGTTTGCAGCAGTGGGAGTGATCTCCATGAGCTGTGCAAGAATGGAGGAATACTCCGGTCCCAGCTTGTCCCGGACGCTGATCACATCCACGGGCAGGTGTTGAGAGAACAAATACCGCATAGCCTGATATACAGCTACGGCATGACCGGAGAAATCCGTATCGCTCATTTCCGACAACACATGGGGAGCGATCTGTGGAGAGATCAGCACGGAGCCCAGGACACTGTACTGTGCATCCAGCCAATCTTGGCGGTTCACAGCCATGGGATACCACCGTCCTCTCCGCCGTGATCAGATGTGCCATTACCGGGAACATCCGCAAGCTCATCATCTTTGAGAGCATATACGCTAAGCCACTTGTGCAGGAGCGCCTTATCCAACATAGCAATCATTACGGGGAGCTGTCCCCCGCTTAGGCGGACAAGCTTATTGGTCAAGGTTGTAACTGCCCTTCCGGCAGGAAGTGGTTTCTTCCATTCCATACGAGCCTGACAGTAAGCAGTAAGGCACGGGATCAGATCAAGATTCGCTTCGTCTCCAAAACGATCATAGGCCCATTCACGGAGTTCTTTAAGAGCATCTTTTTCGCCCTGTTTCTTTGCGCGCGTATTCTCTTCTTTGTTATTATTATTTTTAATATAAGAACCAGTAGACAAATTTGGCGACTGGTCTTGGACAATTTTGTCAGGTGGATCGGACAATTTTGTCAGGTGGTTCAAGGTGATAACATCCCCTTCCGGGATCAACTCGTCAGAGACAACATCGGGGTAAATTCGCCTTCCCAGGACCTTCCCGGTCTGACCGCATTTGACGATTTTAACCGTGATAAAGTGCCACTTTTCCAGTTCTGCAATCAAGCGGGAGACGGTACGATCTGACATTTTAAACTGCTCTACAAAGTATGCATTACTTGCAAAACAGTACCCGAATTTCCCGCTGAGTGCTGTGATCTCTGCATAGAAGATCTTGGCATTTGCCGACAGAGTATCATGGTATCGCACCTGTGCCGGGATGTAGGCCAGATAGGACACCGATGGGGTATCGTTCATGTCCCCGCCTCCCTATAAGGTATGGCTGCACCAATGGCTTCCGCTGCGACCGGGCGAAAAGAGCCGGATAAGATCTTCGAGAACAGGATCATACGATCTCGCTGACCGAGATTCAATGCATCGCAGACAGTTGTGAGAATCGCACCGCAGAGGCCAATGTGTACCTTCGTGAGGTGGACATCGGCATAAATGTGGAGATCCGTTCCATTTGAGTCTTTCGTCGTCGATCGTTCCACTGTGATTACAATTTGCTCTTTCATGTTGTTCCTCCTATCTACAAACTATCTTGGAGGATGCGGCAGGAATCGAACCTGCTGGACACGGCTGGGCTGACCGTGCCGAGTGTCCACACTCAGCGCATCCATATCTAAGCCCTCCCCGGACATGGACCGGGGAGGGTGCGAGGGGAAGCAGGGAGGGATGCCGTAGGTCGCAGAGACCACAGACGGCAGTCCCTTGAGGCAGGAGATGAAAGAACCCTTACCCTGCGAATCGGTTATTTCGGAGCATTGCCGGATGCTCCCGAGGGAGCACCCGCACGATATTCAGTTGTAGAGAAAGAGGTCCGGGTGGGAAGTCACCCGGCAATGCTCCGAAGTGTTTAGACAGACCCGTGCCAGGACAGATTGGGATTCAGCTCCCCCGCAGGGATATGGAGGGCACGGGCTATACGGCTGATCTCATTGAGGGAGAATGTTCCCGGGTCCTTCAGCCGATCATAGAAGGTCCTTTGCGCCATACCGGACAGCTCGGCAACCTTGGCCATGTTGTAGCCGTAATCGTAGGCATAGTGCCGGATCAGTCGGACAATGGCGTCCTTGTGCTGTTTTTCTCGTTTCGGTGCCGGCATAGATATCCCTCCTTCCCGGCGTTGATCTTACTGTAGTTTCATAGCAAATGCCTGCAATTGGTGTGCGATTTGGCTGATCTGACCCAACTGCTGAAGAATGGACTCCAAGGTGTTTTTCTCGTCATCCGAGATCACTCCATCCGCGGAGATATCCAACAGCTTCTCCCGCGCCATATCCGCCCCACGGAGAGCAACAGCAGCCTGGACTGCAAGCTGTTCCACCGTGGTTGCCTGGGAGCTGGGGAGCAGGATCCCCATGCACTTCCCAATGGGGCAGTCATGGGCGCAGTAATAGTTCATCAGTTCCGGTGCATTGTACGCCGCCGACATCATCCGCACCTCGTCGGGGTTGGGAATGATGGTACCCACTTCGATCCTGGCAAGGCGCGTCCGGTCGATTGCAGTGTGGACAGATGCCCCTTCCCTGCTACCCAGATCATCGTTGCACTCAGCAGCGCCCATCCGTGCTAAATAATAGACACTGTCCTTTGCCTTCGTGGCAGTTCCCATGTAGCAAAACCTCCTTTGACATGAGATAATATAATCAGGCCGGACGGCCCGCAATGTTCTGAGGCAGCTCTAAGATCCGGTCGATGATCGCCACCACCCTGGGCTTGCGCTGCCCACCGATGCCGCGGAGAATGATAGAAAGCTGAGACACCGTTATGGGCTCTCCTTCTGCGCGGATCATGCCAACAAGAGCCCTGCTGCTAATCCCACGGGACAGCATTTCCTTCTTCGCAGCAAGGCCCCAAGGGGTCAAAGGTCTGCTTCCGTATTCCATAAAATTCGCCTCCTTTCTTGACAGACAAAAGGCTTGTGTGATAAGATAAGAAATAAAGCATTATCGAAACAAAAGAGTAATTATGACTCGTAGAAGCGAAGCTCCCCGTTGATCAGCTCATATTGGAATCCTTTGCAGTTGAAACGGACATAATTCCAGTCTGTGCTTGCATAAACAGGCTCTCTACAATAGCAATTTGCTTTGCGGAGCTTTCTGTGCCGGTTCATTTCGTAAGTATAGACGGCCTCAACAAGTTGAACCTGCTCCCGATCAAAACCGCAAAATTGATAAACCAAATCCTTGGCGGCATCGACGGTCAGCGTTTCGCAAATACCTGACTTAAGGAGATGCTGGTATTCATCCTCAGAGAGCTGAGTGCCGCAGTCTGTTACAGGCTTCCACTCCTCTTCTGCTTCAAGAGCTGTCTTTAATTTTTTGACGGTCTCTTCTAAAGAGGCAATCTCTCTGGCATGCCGACGATCCTGTTCCTGGTTGCGATCCCGCAGCAAATCAATAAGAGCAGCCCGTGCGGCGCAAAGCTTGCGGTCTTCCCCGTCTGCGATAAACTTTTTGCAAAACTCTTCTTTCGAAACATTGGGATCAGACATGTAGCGTGCTTCGATCTGAGAATACTCTTCTTGGGTCGGCTCAAAGCCTGTGAGTTTAATAAACTCAACGCGCATCATTCTTGGTCACATCCTTTCTTGACGGTGTCCAAATTGGACATCCTGATAAATCAAAATCAAAGCGGAAATGCTTTGTAAATACAGACTAAGGAGATATAAACATGGATAACAACAAAGAAGAACTATTACGTCTCGTCCGAATCTACGCCAACAATGTGGAAATAGATCTGCACAATTCGACAGCTGATGCTGTGACAAAGCAGCTTGTTCAGAATGTTGCTGAAGAAACAGCCTCCCTTATGACGGCTATCATCAATGCCATTCATCCTTAATCGTGTGAGACAGGTGGTAAGGGATCTTGCCCGGTCTGGGAACGGGGGTGGTGGCTTTGAGTACCTGCTGTGTCACCGAAAGAGCATGCTCGGCCTCTGCAACTGAACAGCCGTGATCGTGTAGCTTTTCGATTAACTCATTTGCTATTTTGAGGAAGTCCTTTTTCTCAGTCGTCATAACTCCACCCCTTTTCTCTTGCGGTGTCCAAGTTGGACACCGGGATTTGATTTGTAGCAATGCATTGTCGGTTGTTGTAATTGGAGTATACCTAACATTTGTCAGGTTGTCAACTACTTTTTCCTGATATTTTTTAGGTTCGTTAATTCTATACAAAAAGTGAGGTGATAAAATTGGGTAATATGAACAATGTAAACGTCGATAGAATCAAGGAACTTGCAAAATCAAAGGGTATTACGATGAAGTTCCTTTGCGAATGCATTGGAAAGTACCGGGGTTTCCTATCATGTGTTAGGAATGGTACTGACCGGATAGATTCGGATGAACTGGCTGTTATCGCAAATAAAATCAACACTACGGTTGCATATCTCACAGGTCAGACCGATGATCCAGAAATCCCAAAGGAGCCTGAGGCGCTACCCGGCAAGAATTCGCTTCACTTGATCGGCAGAGATGGTCAGAAAATCGAAAGACAGCTTACTGATGAACAAATGCAAATGCTCCGGGCTCTGATCTCTCAGTTACCCGAAGCACCGGACGATATTTAATTTGTCATTCACTTATAACGGAGCTTGTTTGCCTCGATAAAGGGGGCGAACTGCTCAAAGACCTGCTGTTCAAGGGGACTGCTCAAGAATCTGCCTCGATACCGTAGTAGCTCCATGCGCTCCGACCTAAACTGTGCCGCCTGCATACTGATGTCACAGAGGTCCGCTATGGCCTCGACCGTAAAGGCATTGCAGGCCCATAGCACACAGGCCGGCGCCAGGATCCGAGCCGCAAATACATTGGCAGCCTGCTCTATGGGGTTGTCATTGGGGTTTGGCTCTCGATTCACAAGCCGATACCGTCCCACATGACCAAGAAGAATGTGCCCCAGCTCGTGAGCAACCGTAAACCGTTGCCTGGGAAGGTAGCAATTGCGATAGATGAAAATGTGAGGGATACCGTCGATCAGGCCGCTGTAGCCGTCCCCTTTTGTGGGATCCTCATGCAATAATACCTTGATCCCCATTTGACGACACAAAGGAACGATCCGCACCGGCAGCTCCGTCACCCTCTCCCTGATCAATATCTCCCACGCAAGATTCCGGGACACTTTATAGTCAGAATACAACATAAAAACACCTCCATCGTTATTTTACGACAAGGTGTTGTATTTAAAATTAGATATTTGATTGGTGGTAATCGAAATGAAAAACATAATAAAGCTTTTGGTGCCCTTAATTATACTATTTTGCCTTGTTGCATGTGATGGGAACGCAAACACATACGACAACAACGAACCGTCTACTGCCCAATGCAATCATGTTTGGGGCGAAGCAACCTGTAAAGAATATGCTAAATGCAAATTATGTGATAAAGAAAAAATTGGATTTGGAGAACACGATTATTCAAAGGCTACTTGCAAAGCACCTTCTACTTGCAAAATTTGCGGCGAAACAACAGGGGATACTTTGCCCCATACTTTCAGTCGAGGCAACTGTATGTACCGTGGCAGATGTTCAAAATGTGGAGCGGAAGGCGATTTTGGAGAGCATTATTTCAGCGGAGGGACATGTATTACTAAACCTGTTTGCATCTACTGCAAGTCAGAAGGAGAATATAAAAAGCACGCTTATGTTGGCCAAACCTGTACGGAACAGGGCGTTTGCAAAATTTGTTCTGATACGATTGACGCAGTAGGGCACAATCTTATACATGCAACTTGCACGATGCCTATATTCTGCACTCGCTGCGATTATACAGATGGTGAAGCCCTCGGTCATGAAGGCCAAGGGAAATGCAAACGGTGCGGTATCGCTACCCCCATTCAAGGCAGTGGCTACGGCGATGCAGTCATTTCTGACATTAACTTTGCAGAAGACGGTATTCACCTGCTCCATTTTACTCATACCGGGAGAGGAAATATTATTGTCCACGGTTATGATGAGACAGGCGATAAGGATCACCTTATAAACGAAATTGGAAACTATGATGGCGTTGTTGTCCTCTGGGGCAACTCTCCGTATATGTTCAATATCAAAGCAGACGGTCAATGGACTTACGAAATCACAAAAATTGAAACGACATCAGAGAAGAGTTTTTCGGGCAAAGGCGATTATGTGACAGGAATATTCAGCACCTCTTCTGGTGCCCAAATTTGGCATTTCACGCACGATGGTGAAAGCAACTTCATCGTCAGAGTTGTCACTACCGACGGATCCAGATCTGTAGTAAACGAAATAGGTATTTACGATGCAGATCAGATCATAAATATCCCCGCAGGAAGCAATGCCTTCTTCGAGATAATCGCAGACGGAAATTGGGAGATCTATCCCGGATAAACAAATTAGTCGGTGTCCAATTTGGACATCGCAAAAGAAACCGCCTCTCTTTCGGAGAGGCGGTCTGTAAAAAAAGTTTACTCAATTTGCTTATTTGCTTTTCAAGCTTTTTGTGCAATAATGTTTTTTTGTTTTCTTTATGTTAATCCAAGCTCTAATTTCAACGCTTTTTGTAATATTGCGGAAACATTAACATTTGCTTCTTCTGCTGCATCGTTCAGCCAACCGGGAAGTGAAACATTTCGACGAACCGTACGCATATCATGTTGACGGCGATACTTTACAAAATCTACATCTACCAAGGTTGCAAACTGACCATCAAGTACTTCAACTTCGAAAATTTGAGAGGGCTCGGGGATCTTTTCGCCATCATCTTCCATATCAATTCCCATAAGCCCAATTGCATCTCTTGCCATTGCAATTGCTTCTGCTTCGTTATCGCCCTGTGTATTGATATCAAAATCCGGGATATACACAACAAAGCTTTCGTCTTTCTCATCCTTCATCATTACGATAGGATATGCATTTTTCATAATCATTTCCTTTCTCATTGCGGGTATTATCGCACCCCTAAAACTCATTTACCAAAACTATTTTATTCAATTTTAAAGCAAAATATAACCCCCGAAGGGGGGAGGCTTATTTCAGCCCCCTCCGCTTGATGATCGCTTTTGCCAAGATCTCATTGATTTCCGAGTGCCGGGGAATCGGCTCTCTGTCCTTGCCGTTGGTGTAAATGTCGTGCTTATCGCCATGGCGCTTAAGCACCCAACCATTTTGCTCCAACAGTTTTATCAGGTCTTTACGCTTCATACATCAACCTCCTCACGCCTATATTATACACATTTTTTGTGTATTTGTCAATAGTAAATACACATTTTTTACACAATTTTTCAATTTTGAAGAGGTGTCCAAATTGGACACCTCTGGAAGGCGGCTATTCTATGAAAACACCCAAAGCCATTTTACTCCCCTCCGGCAATTGGAATGTCCGGATGCGGATCAAGGGGGCGGAAATCAGTATCACGCGTCCAACAGAAGCAGAGGCCGTAGCGGAAGCTATGGCGATCCGTGCCGGTAAGAAGCAGATGGAGGGAAATACTACGAATATTACCTTGGCATTTGCCATGGACAAATATATCGAAACCTACCGTGAAGTGCTCTCGGCATCTACGATCCGCTCTTACCGCTATATCCGGCAGCATCGTTTTCAATCCCTAATGCCTCGCGTTATGAACTTCATAACACGTGAGCAGTGGCAAGCTGCTATCGATCGGGAGAGTCGTCAAGTGGCGCCCAAAACCGTCAAGAATGCATGGGGTCTTGTAACCGCTGTTTTAACCGATAACGGTCTGCAGAAGCCCGCTGTCAAACTACCTGCACAGATCCGGAACGAGCACGAATTTCTCACTGCAGAACAGATCCCTGCATTCGTGGCGGCCATACACGGCACAGCCGTCGAAGTACCGGCACTGCTGGGGCTCCACAGTCTCCGCCGCTCGGAGATCATGGATCTGACATGGAAGGATGTAGATCTAAATAAAGGCATTATCCATGTCAGGGGAGCTGCCGTCTACGATGAGAACCATAAGCTCACCCATCAAAAGACAAACAAGAATGCCACATCCAGACGGGATATACCCATTATGATCGACCGCCTGTCAGAGCTCCTGCAGGATACGCCCCATACCAAAGAGTATATCGTCACTTGTAACGCTAATACCATTTGGGCACAAGTCAATCGAATCTGTGAGGAGCACGACCTTCCGAAAATCGGCACCCACGGTCTACGCCACAGCTTCGCTTCTCTTGCTCGACACCTTGGCATGCCGGAGGAAACAGCCATGAAAATCGGTGGCTGGAGCGACTACGTGACCATGCATAAGATCTACACCCACATCAGCCAAAAGGACCAAGCAGCTAAAGTTCAGGCCATGCGTGACTTCTATAAAGCCCCTAAAATTGCCGATAAAAGTGCCGACGACAAAAAATAAAATCCTGTATTTGCAACGGTTAAACGCATTTTTCTAAATGGGTTCAAGTCCCGCCTCGCCCACCAACAGAAAATCCTGTCGACTTGTCGACGGGATTTTTTGTTGTATTATTCATTATTCATCCTTCATTATTCATTGGGGGAGACAGGATTTTCTGAATGAAGAATGAATAATGAAGTCGCTTCGCTGATGAATAATGAATCATTATTTCTTGACGAAATACACAGTGGAGCATATCCACTCTGCGTTTGGAGGACAGTGTATGAAAGAAAATAAATTAATAGACAAGTCCATTGCATTTGCTTCCAGAATCCTTAAACTACACCAATTTCTAATCAAAAACAAGAAAGAAACCATAATTTCCAAGCAAATTGTCAGAAGTGGCACAAGCATTGGTGCAAACATCAATGAGGCAAACTACGGTCAGAGCAAGGCTGATTTTATATCAAAACTGCACATTGCCCTAAAAGAAACAGCCGAAACTGAGTATTGGCTGAAGTTGTTGATCCTGTCTGAATATATCACCTCAGAAATGGGAAACTCTCTTCTGCAGGATTGCACAGAGCTAAAGCGCATCCTGATCGCCTCCATCAACACCGCAAAATCAAGCAAAGCATAGCCATAAGTCCCAAATCCCCTAAAAGCCCTTGGATTCCCAACAAAAACCGGGATCCAAGGGCTTCTTTGCTATTTGCCAGCTATTCTTATCTATTTGTCACTATTGTCCCCTATTTATCGCCCTCTGGTCGGCGGCCCCGTCGGCGCGCCGACCGGTTTATGGCTAAAACCAGAATGCTAACAACTATTTGATCGTTATTCCTAACTTGATTGCAAGTTCCTCAAGATACTGCAAGTGCCGCTGAATTGTAGCAGGATCCTTCTGTGCCAACTGCCCGGTCTTACATAATTGATAATACCGGCAGAAGGTGTCTACTGCTTTCTGTTTCTCTCCACGGTATCCATAAATCATGGCTTCCTCCAAAAGAATCAAATGTCGATTCAACTGATCAAAGCAAGGATAGTCTCTGCGATGGGCAAGAATCCTATCTCGATCTGAAAGAGCTTCAAAGGCCGGAAGAACATAATCCCTAATCTGGCGCAGAATATCCGCGGTTATTTCCTCAACAGAGCCATGTAAATCATAACACGCAACTTTCTTTCCTTCAACTGTTCCGAGATTTGAACGAATGTTGCAGTCATATTCATGATAGTAATTCTTTTTAGTTTCTGACCGTTCAAAAGAACGGGTCATGCATTCAGGAACACGAATACCGGTTTCCACCGTAAGGAGGTGGGTTTCTCCACGATATGCTTGACCCAAGCGAAAAGTGATCACCTGTGAAATGTCCTCGGCAACAAATCTGTGCAATGTGCGTCCGTGTTTCTTAAAGCCAAAAGACTTCAAAAAAGCATATACAGCCTTTTCAATACCGTCAAGCACCTTCGTCATATACGGTGCTCCCTTACCCAGTCTAACAACGCCTCGTAATTCATTTCACCTGCGGCAACTGCCAGTCCGGCTTTCGCTACATCGTCATTGGTACAGTCCATGTGGATGCCATTGACCTCTAAAAAAGTCAACATCACATACATACCGATGCGCTTATTCCCATCTACAAAGGCATGGTTGGATATGAGATTGAATCCGATCCTTGCCCCCTTTTCTTCTTTGGTAGGGTAGAATTCCTTGCCTCCAAATCCGGAAAAAGCAGCTTCCAAGGCAGATTCCAGTAGTCCTTCATCTCGCACACCGATACTGCCACCGGTTTCCCGGGCAATCAGCTTGTGAAGAAGCAACACCTTTTCTTTAGAAAATTTGATCATTTGGCAAGCTCCTCAAAGGCAGGCTTGAAGCGCTTCAGAATCCGGGCCGCTACAATGTCGATCTTTTCATCGTCTGTCAACTCTAAGATGGGTGAATTTTCCAAATCAACCACCATATACTTGGGACGATTGTTCTTAAATATAACTGCTTGACCGTTTTTCTCTGCGATCCGTGTAACTCGAGAAAAATTCTGATTTGCTTCTGTAATAGAAACGATTGTGTTGGTATCAATTTGCATAGTATCATCTCCTCGTGCTTATAGTATATACAGAAAATAGGTAGAAGTCAACCAGTTATTTTATCCTATTTTTTGTTTTCCCTTTCCACGAAGCCGCTGCAGAAATAATCGGAGCAATGGTATAGGGTGGAATGGCTATCTGATGCCCCCTTTGGAGGTAGTAAGCCTTGCTATCTTATCCGACACAGCCTCGGTGGTTGAGTGGTCGGCGAGAGCTGCCTCCAATACCCGGAACTCCAAGGAAGGCCCGGACGAGCTGATTTACATAATATGCCTTCAAGTCTCGCCTCGCCCACCAGTTCGAGTAGTCATAACGGATTCCGTTGTGACTTCTCTTTTTTCAAGTCTGTTACAAGTGTTTACATTGCTTATGGCTGTTTCTGCCTTTCCGGCTGATCCGTTTCGTCTTTTATAGCAGGAAGCAACTCCAAGCTTAGCTCATACTCCAGAAGTTTTTTGCTCAGATATTCCTTTGATACAAATGCACTTTCATCAGGCTTTTTCTGTATAAAGTTATTGCAAATTTTTGCATCCGGCTGTTTTGATCTTACTCTCTGATAAGTACAGTGGCCACAGTAAACCCGGAATATTGTTCTCTCGTCCAATGCATAGTGCTGTTTGAAATACACACAAGAGTTGCATGTTGTCCCATTCATTCTTTATCACCTCATACATATTATAACCTGTTTTAGGTTAAAAGTCAATAATCTGTTTCAGGTTAGTGTATACTATTTTGGGGGTGATTATATGTATCAACGCATACGGGATCTCCGTGAAGATCGGGATCTGACACAAAAACAGGTTGCAAAAATATTAGGGATGTCTCAAACCGGATATTCAAAGTACGAAACCGGAGAAAACGATATTCCAACCATCGTATTGATTAAGCTTGCCGATTTCTATCAAACCAGTACGGATTATCTTCTTGGACGAACAGATCGGAAATGATGCCTTTTGCAATTCTTTTTCATTTTACTATCCACCTTTCTTTGTCATATAAAACGATCTTCCCTTGAAAAAAGCGGAGGGGCAGTTTTCCAATATATGATAATGTACAAATAGTAAAAAAGCCCTACTTCAATAAGTAAGGGATGAATTAACCCATGAAATCTGCGTGTATATTGACCGGTGACAGGCAAAAAAGAGGGCTGCAAAACCAACTTCGTCAGTCTTGCAGCTTCAAGTAACCACTGATTAAATCGCAAGAGACGAGGGCGAGAGATTTTGCTCCCAAATTGAAGTTTGGAAAACGCAGGAATACTTTGTGTATTTCAAGTTTTCCGAACTGAAAAGTTGGGACAAA